TCAAGAAGAGCACGAAGAGCACCGGTAAGAGCAGCAGAAAGGCCACCAATGAGATGAGGTAATCCAATAGCGTAAGCTCCACGCCAAGGAATAAATTTAAACTCGACATACCAGTCGAGCTTTTCGAGCTTCTCATCGTTTGCTTCCCAGTTGCGATAAAGACCAATAACGTCACCAGTGGTTTCATCAATCATCATAATGTATGGTGCGCGACGACCGCCTGTTTCCATGTCGTCATCCAAACGCATAAAACAAGTAATCTCGTAAATACGACGCAAACCATCTATATTTTTAGACGGTTCTGATTTACCTTCAATTTTATCGTTGGCTTCTTGGCTGCGGGTCTGGTCCGTTAACGGGGCATCAGATGAATAAGTTGAGTTAATATCACGATAGATACCTTGCTCAATACGTTGCAAGAAAATGTCTTCTGTAATGTCTTGCACTTCAGTTACACGTGGTGATGTGTAAAAGTTTGTAGTTGAATACGGAAGAATAATGTTATCAATTGGTACCCATTCACACAACGGGCGTTTTTGTTCTGTGTCAAAACGCCATTTTAGGAATTGTGAACCACCAAGGGGTAATTGAGTAAGTAACTGCTCCATTTCATCACGGTATTCAGCAACTTGCTCTGTTAACTGCCAGTTCATAAAGTTTACTTTACGATCTGCAGTTTCTTCTTTTAATCTGTCGGCTTTGCCTTTAATATTAGATTTAACCAAACCATCCGGTGGCAATAATTCTTTTGCGGCACTAGCTGCAAAGTCAACGCAAGCTTCTGCCATAACTGGGTGGACGACTTTGGAGGCTCCATCAAAGGTTGCGCCTCCGGGCGCGTCCTTGCCCAAACCGGTACGACGAAGACCTTCTTCGTACTGTTTATCTCGTTGTTTACGTGCTTCTTTGTCAACGTCAATGTAATCTAAATAATCATTAGCCAGTGTTATTAAAACATCTTCATCAAATACTTCGGCTAAATTTTCATAAAATTCTGGGTTTTTCTTTGGTCCTTCTTTTGGTGTCATATTGACAACTACAGAACCGTCTTCTAATTCAATAATCTCTTCTTCAACTTCTCCGGGATCTAAACCCAATACTTCTTCGTAATGGTCCATTTCCACATCTTGAGCTTGCGCTTCTTGAATGTTTTGTTCGGTTTCTAAACCGGGTAGATTACCGCCAGCTTGAATTGGAATTTGTGGATTTGCCATGTTTTATTTAAAAAAATTGTTCCAAGCTTTTGCAAGCTCTGGATGGGTATATGGGTCGGCTGCAAATTTTTGTGGTTGAGCGCTGTTTACTGTTAATTCAGCGCGCATATCATTCGGGGTTATATTTCCGCCGTTTGCATAATGTCTTTTTACTTCTACAATATCTTGTGGATATTCAGGTGCATTGTTTTGACCAAATTTCCAAGCGGCGTTTTGGCCAAATGCCTCGCCTCCAGCTGCTAAATGCGGCATCAACCCTGCTTCTTGAAAAAGTTGTTGTCTGGGAGTTCTTAACATACCCGGTGATTGCGGGAGAGCTCCTGCTTCTTCAAGCAATTTTTCGTGCGGGGTTTTTAATAGGTCCATAATACTACTAATGCAAAGAATTGATATATTCCGCCCTATTGGGCGTACGGGTTTACAAACTTTTTATTGTAACTATCATCTGCGTAGTCATAATCACGGGCGGGAAGGGGGTCTAATTGAATCCAGCCTGAATCCCTAAGTACGCGCAATGCTTGTGACAAAGAGTCCACATAATCATCATGCCCTCCAGCTTCTGGAAATGAACATACTTGGCGAATAAACCTTTTAGACCAATCTGCTATTTCTCCTTTTTGTTTTGCTTCTGGAATCCAAACTTTACCTTTTGCCACTAACGGGGCCACAATGTTAAGACGTTGTACTTTATCGGCTCGTCCGGGGTTATACCCCCTAACCGGCACTCCGGCTCCTTGAAGTTCTTGAATAAGGCTAATACCGGCGGATTTATCTTCCATTAAAATAAGGTCGGCTTTTCGGCCTTTACCAAATTCGTTATCTGCGCCGTATACAACCTCTTTAAAGTCGTCAATGACTTTGCGGCGCAGTTCAGGGTATGACAAGTGAGCGTCCCATGCGTCAAGCAAAATAATTGCTGTGCCTGCGTCCATTTGTTCAAAAACTCCCCAAATTGTACACGCTGTTGGGTCGTTCATAGTTTTTTCTGAAGTAGCTGGGTCATATGACGCAATTACGTATTCCAGATCCGGTGTTGGTTTATTTGCTGGCCATAGTTTAAATTGTTTACGTTTAATAATGCCAGCGGACTCTGGGTCGAGGATTTCGCCATAAATTTCCTGTCTTCCAATATCTGTGCCATCGTACGTTTCTAATTGTTTAAAGAACGTTTCTGAAAGGTTGGAACGGTTGTCGTAGGAGCTGGCATTGGCAACATATACGTCTCCGCCAACTTTTCCTTCGTTGAGATCAACGATAAGTTCTTTTGGTTTTGGCGTTGTTGTGATGATTTGCTGGACGCGAGGTATTCTTGGGTCTCTAAGACGCAACGTGAACTGAACACCATCGTACGCATCATCGATGTAGTCAAAAGCGCACAGCTCGTCAAACCACGCTCCATGGTATTGTTTACCACGATATCGTTCTGGTTCGGAACCGGGGATGCCTTGGATAAGGGATCCGTTGATAAGAGTAATTTCGAATAAGGATTTGTTGTAATCTCTGATGAGAGATTTGGGAATAATATTAAGGAGTCCGGAATCTCCTTCAAAACAAGTCGCTCGTATGTCGTTGGATGTGGGGGCAGTGACGAGCCAACGGGTGTTGCTAAAAGCCCAAGCACGAATGCCAATCCAATGGCTGGCAGTATGCGTTTTACCGGATCCCCGGCCAGCAAGCATAAGAAACGTATCATATTCTCCGTCCGATGGTTCTTCTTGGTGGGGTAAAGCTTGTAGTGACCATTTAATTCTCCACAATGCGGCTTCTAGTTCAGGTTTTGGCCAATGCGGGCGAGCAGCTGCAAATTTTTTAAGCTCTAGTTGTTGTTTGTCGGTTAACGGCATGCAATAAACCCTTCCCCAACAAGGATTGTGCTGTCTGGCGAAGTGGTTTCAATGTGTACACAAGATTGACCTTGTATGGGGGTAATGTTTGTTATGTACCTACGCGCTTGGTGTACACGTATGCGCGGGGAGTTTTGTTCTTCTGTCAATTTGGTGCGCGATTTAAAGTAAATGGTGTAATATTTGTAAGTTTCGTCGTAAATTACTTTAGACCTGTGCCCAAGAGATTCCACTAACCCCTGTATTTGTAATATTGTACCATAGTGTCCGTTAGAAAAACGAAATTTATCTTCTTTTTTATTGTATTGCCTTGATTTTGCATACAAAATACCAGAAAGTAACTCAGTTCGTTGTTCCACAGAAGCAAGAAGATAGTTTTCTGGTATTTTTGTGGGTATGTTGGGTGTAAATTGGGAACGGATAGACGGGTTTACGCTAAATTGATGTTCTCCGGTCTTTACAACGCAGCCTATATTAATTTTGTACCCATGGTCTTTAAACTTTTGGTGTATAAATTCTGAGGTTTTAGGTGGAGAGATCATTTTACCGTTGGACAGTTGGTTAAAAAACCAAAATCCAAAAATAAATGGAGGGGTAGGCAAATCTTGATGGGGTAAGTCTAGAGGTTTGGTGGTGGGTACCGAAAAGATAAGGTGTTGTTTTTGGTTTTTGAGTTCCAAAAGATTAAGCTGGGAGACCGTAAAGGGTTTTAACGGGCGCCGAAACTTTTGTACGTGTTTGTATTCATACGTTCTTTTACGGTATTTTGGGGTTTCAATTAAAAACCCTAGTTTGTCATCGCCAGATATGCACAGATGATCATTGAACGTCACCTTGTAACAATCAGGTGCTACGTATTGTTGGACCAACTTTACTTGGACTATTAGACCATTACGGTCGAACACATAATCACCTACCTGCAATTTATACGCAGGTTTCCAATAGTCAAGGGTTAATACTTTTTCATTCGCCAAAATTGCCATAAAAATTTTTTACGACCCAATAATCGAGCCATCTCCCTAACGGAGCGCGTATTTTATTTTGGATTGGGATAGGTAAGCGCTGGATATCTATCACATCCGTAACTTTAAGACGAAATTGTAAAAACCTACAAGTCTCTGGATCGAGTACTTCAGCTGGTACATTAACAAGCTCAAAGTTGTTGAGATCACAAACCAAAACTTGAAGGCCCAGAAATTGCCCTTGAACGTTTTCCAAGGCCCCTTTAATTTGGTATGCGTAATCATTCATAGTTTTACTAATGCAAAAAAATGGGGGTTTTCGCCCTAAGCCATTACTTTGACTCTGTCCCCATTTGTCAGGGTAGTATGGGTTGTCAGGGTCTAAACGTACTTACTCCAGAATATTTATTTTTTATTTTTTAAAATTTTAAAATAAAGTGAAATAGAGGGGTACTACCCATACTACCCTGACAATCGCCTTGTAACTCATTGATTTATAATACACCAATAAGAATGATTCTCAAGTAAACCCTGACAATTTTAAAATCAAACCCTGACAACCCTGACAATTTTTATGTGGCGTTTGAGCTATGCACTGTTTTGGTGCATAAAATTGTTGTATTTTTACAAAAAAAAATTTTAGGCTGCGGGTTTTACAAAAACTTGAGCTTTGTGGGGCCCCCGGGCCGAGGGGGGTGGGGGTCTGCAAATTGGGGTATCGGTTTATAGCTTAAGCCCCCTATCTCGCATTGTGCAATCCTATCTCATAATGCGGAACACAATGACGCACCGCAACATGGTCTATATGGTGCGGTGCAACATACCCACAATGTCAGCATGGTCTTTGTGCGGTGCAACATATCCGATACGCCATTGTGCGGTGCAACATACCCACAACGCCAGTATGGTTATTAGTCATGGTGTTTAAACAGGGCGGGCTAATACCCATACTGACAGTATGGCTATATGGTGCGGTTCAACATACCCATACTGACAGTAGGGCTATATGGTGTGATGCCTATGCGGGTGCGAGAGTGTCGAGGGTGTGCGACCCTCATACCCTCAGATTGTCGGGAAACCCAACCCCCACTTCAAAGAAACTACCCGCCAATATGACAATCCAATCTCAGGGGTTTTAAGGGGGTTTTTAGCCGTTTTCCCTCAACATGGGGCATAGGTATAGGAGGGGTGACGATCTCGATTTATTAGGGTAAACCCTTAAGGGAAAACGATAGGTAGCCACATGGTTTTTAGCCACAATTCCATGACTATAATTAGGCATGGCGAAGCAATTAAGCCCGCCTAGATTACTAACCTATAAGGAATAGAACACCATGCAACCAATCACCACTAATCGTGAAACATGGCTAAACGCAATTACTAGCCAATTCATTCGCCCCCACTTTGAAAAGGCGGGCTACACAATCCCTGACAATATCAGGATGTCATGTGCCTTTAGCACCAAAGGGGCACACACTAAGAGCCATCAAAAATCATTCGTGATGGGTCAATGTATAAGCCCTAGAGCATCGGGGGACAATCACCACGAAATTATCATTGTGCCTAGTCTGTCTGAATCTATTGAT